TTTATCTGGATATGGTATTACTGATGCTTATACTAAAACGCAAGTTGATAATAAAACATGGGATTTTACTACATCAATTACTGGTACACCTACTACTTTATCTGGATATGGTATTACTGATGCCTTATCAACATCTTCCCCGGCGGCAAGTGTAATAAATACCGGTTTAGGTACTATGTACCTATCTGATGATGGTACGTATAAAGTTATAGATTCTACAGTATATGGTTCAGATACTCAATTAATATATAATAATGCAGGAGTATACGCCGGGTCATCTTCCATGACATTTGATGGTATACTTACTTATATAGATACCTTAAGAGTTATAAGTACATTACAATTTGGTGATTCTACTGCTAATATACATAAAGGTGCAGGAGGCGATTTAACATTTTATGATTCGGTCGTAGCAACTGCTTATACATTAGCGGAATTAGTTGGGACAGCCACTAATTTTTGGACTCCTAGTGGAAGTAATATATGGTATGGGTATAAAGTCGGTATAGGTGGTATAGGTACAATGACAGAAACACTAGAAGTTACCGGGAGTATATTAGCTGATAATTTTAGTACTAAATATTTTAGGTATACAACAGGAGGTAATTTATTAATTGGGCCAAATGCTGGAGATTTAGAAACAGGTACAGGTAAATTATATATTCATAATACTAATTCTTCTACTCCAATTATTTATGGGGATTTAGGTTCATTAGACCTTACATTTGGTGGTAATGTTACAATAGCTAATGCTAAGGCATTTATATTTGGAACATCAACAGTAGAGGTATATACAGATATTAGTAATAATTTGATATTTAAAGATGCCTTAGCTGACAGTGGGGCAGCTATAACATTGTCAAATTTAAGAGACGGTGCATACTATTCGTTGGTTTCTGCGTATACTGATTATATAGCAGTCACTTCGATTACGGCGGCTAATAAAGTAATATGGAACAAAGCATCATATATAACTATTACAGGTGATGGTACCAAATACTTATCTGACAATGGTGTATACAATACCATAACAGGAAGTATAACAGTCACAGATAATATACTTAAATGGGATACAAGTACATTTAGGCCTTATACTACTAAGTCAGAAGCCGGGGGAGCATCTTCTAATGGAAAATTATATAGAGATGCTATAGATTTACCTACAGCTACAACACAATTAGTATATGATGGTAATTATTATGCCACTAATTTATTTTTAACTAATGATATTACAACTTCTGTTTTAAAAACATCTGGTGGGACTAAGACTAATGGGTATTTTTATACCGGGACAACTAATCCTAGTAATACTACTAGGCTCAATTATGATGGATGGTTTTATGCTACAGGATTGCAGTGTTACGAAGGAGTGTATGCTACGTTGACATCTTCATCTTCTAGTTCTAGGGCAGCATATTTAAGTAAGACTTATGCTGTAGATTCTACCGTGTCTACAGTAGCTATAAATAGGTTATCTATCACAGGCTTAAATATAACTGGTGCTTTATTAGAATTAATCGATAATTTAACAAGCCCAGCTACATTTGGATCGGTAATATCTGGAGTTGTAAATACTGTTGAAAGATTTTATTTGAATCCAAGATCTACATCTTTAGCTTACAAATATGACACATCATCTACTTTAACCAGTGGATCATTAGCACAATTCTATAACAATTCATCATTGAAATTTGATATACAATATGATGGATCTATTAATATTCCAACTGGTGCTAATTATAAAATAAACGATGTTGTCATAGGGAATACATTTTCAAATGGATTATATGAAGATGGTGGAGCAGTAGTTTGGGGTGGTGATTTAACTCAGAATACCACTGTAACAGGGGCATATACAATATACATGATGCCTACGTCAGGTAATACATTTACTATAGGTTCTGATAATTCTGGAACATGGGGTACTAAACAATCATTTGTTATGTTTGGGTCTAATGTGAATGAACCGGCAATAACATTTACAATTATGGACTCTCAAGTTATGCCAGTTAGTACAAGTGTGACTTTAACCACTAGTGGACTTGCTTATATTGCTGACTATTCTTCGTATTTTACAGATAGAACACTCGTAGATAGAGGTTATGTAGTTGGATATGCTGAACCAGTATTAGGCAATCCTGGTACTGATGGATATGTATTATCATCTACAGTCGCTGGTGTGAGATCATGGATTGCCAATGGAGGCGGTGGAGTTACTCCGGTAAGTGATATATTATACTGGAATAGTGGTACAAGTAAATACACTCCTTATGCCGCATCTACAATAGGATGCCTTGATAGCAGTAGTACTGATCCTACAGATACTACAACTAGATTAAATTATAATGGATTATTTTCAGCTACTAGGATAGTTTTAAATTCATTACCTAGTAATGCAATAACTATTAACAATGGTACTAGTAATGGTATAAGTATTGTAGTTTCAAGTTCAAATGGAATATTCGCTACCGCAACAACAGGAACTGCAATTTATGGACAGTCAACAACAACAGGTAGTGCTATAAAAGCAGATATATCATCATTACTAAGTAGTAATTGTTCTGCTAAATTAATTGATTTGCAAAGAACAGGGATTCATACTTACAATATAACAGGAGATATTATAAGCATCTCTGATAACCCAACTACATCAGGAACTATATCTGGATCTGTATTAAAAGCAACTATTGGGACTACTGTTAGAATAAATATGAATCCTAGAGTAGTTGATAGTAGTTCTGCTATTGCTTATAAATTTGATACAGTTAATACACTATCTACTTCTGGTGCCAAAATAGCAAGTTATATAAATAATGGTACTGAGAAGGCGTATATAACATATAAAGGAAGTGAAGCACTTACTGCTGGGACTTCTTCTACGTTTATTATGGTTCCTGGTATTATAAAAGATTTTTATACAGATGTTTCTACTAGTGGTACTTCTGAAACAGATTTATATAGTTACACTGTACCAGCTAATACATTAACAACTAATGGCGATAAATTAAAAGTAAAATTTGTAATAGAAGGAACTTCTACAGCTGCGTCTGCTATTATATATTTTGCAGGTATATCATGTTTTACATCGGGAGCTAATGATTATACAGGTTATTCATATGTAATAGATGTACTTTTAATAAGAGTATCTTCTTCTATAGTTAGAATATCAGTTGAAGGTAAATCATCAGCAGGAAATGAACAGACTTATTCAGAATTAACTTCTTTAGATTTAACTACAACTAATATATTTAAATTAGCAGGATTAGCTAATAATAATAGTATTACAGCTAAGTTAGGAACTATAGAGTATCAACCATCAGGTGTAAATTAATATAATTATGAATTTAAAAGAAATATTACATAGTGTAACTACGATAGTAAATCAAGAAAATCCTAGTATAAAATTAGGAATTGATCGGTTTAATTTATTATTAAAACTTGTTAATTATGATTATTTTAAATTATGGTGTGGTCCTCCTGAGCAATGGCAACCAGGACAACCCATAACAGCTAGAGGTTGGCAGGTGGCTGAACAAAATACAGAAGCTCTTAAAACTTTTTTAGTTCCTTTTCAAAATTACACTGTAGATAGTAATGGTCAATTAGCTTATCCAACTGGATTTGTTCATTTAAGTAGGATTGGGTATTATAATTCAATTACTACTCGACAAAGACCGGTTGAAATATTGACACACCAGGAAGCTGATGATAAGATTGGTAATTATATTACTGCCCCAGAATTAGAGTACCCAATTGTTATTTATGAAAATACTTATTTTCAATTTTATCCTATAGATTTATTAAATATAAGTATGTCTTACTTAAGACTTCCCGTGATACCTATTTATGCCATAAAACAAGAAAATGGAATTGATGTTTATGATTCAGCAAACTCCATTCAATTAGAGTGGCCTGAACAATACCATAATGATATAGTAAGAATGTTGGTAGGTTATTTAGCACCAGCCTCTAAAGATATGAATTTATCTAATTTTATAGAAACTAAAAAAGTACAAGGAGTATAAATTATGACACTTAACCAGGTATTAAAATATGTAAATTATATTTGTGTAAAAGAGAATAGTGGATCTACTTTAAAACCGGATCAATTAAATTTTATATTTCCCGCTTCTGATATAAATATGTTCAATCGTAAAGTGCAAGAAGCACAATTACTGGCCATACAATCTAGGATGCCTTTTAATAAAACTCTTTACGAACATATGGCATTAAGAGAATTTCATGTAACTGAAAATATAACTTTTACTTCTGGGATATTTGACATTACTACATTAATTGGTAGTTATGCTTATTGGTTAAGTATGATTACTTTATATAATGGGTCTTACCGGGAAATAGAAATACTTACCGATAAGGATTTGACTGATAGGAGGACTAATTTAATCACCAAACAATTAGAAGATTATCCAGGAGCTATGATACTAGGAAATACCATCAAAGTATATCCTACAAATATAACTACTGCTGAGTTTGTATTCATGAAAAATCCAGTAACACCAGTATTTGATTATTATTATGATGCAAATTTAAATTTAGTATATTTAGCTGCAGGAGCAACCCATTTATTAACAACCGGTGAAACTGGTTCTGCTGGACAAACAGCCGGGACTACCGTAACATCATTAACAGTAGAATTAGATTGGAATGAACTTTGGCATGTAGATTTTTGTAATGAAGTTTTACAAAAAATTGGTATAAACTTAAAAGACGAACAAATAAGAGCTTATGTAAGAGAAGTGGAGGGTAAACAATCATGATAAAATCTAAATATATAGAATTAATAAGATTAAATATTTTTGGAGGAAAAGAAACGGTTGACAGGATACATTTAGCTGATCCGAGACGTATTGAATTAGATATATCTGCCGCTTTAAATACTATATTTTTTCAAACATTTAAAAAAGACCCATCTAATTTAGATAGATATTCTAAACAATATACTAATATAGCTGTAAATTATGATTCCGCTACTCAAGTTTATTATTCTAATCTTCCAGCAAAAGTTATTCAATATCCAATATGTGGAGATGGTATTTGGAATATTAATGACATGCTTGGTCGTGATGTGGCTTTTGCTCCAATTCAAATGAATGAAAGAGAATTATTATATGGTGGAGAATTTGATAGTATTGATGATGTAATAGGATATTCTCTTAGTGGTAGTATTATTACTTATTACAATTTTGATCCGATTATTACGGCTGTAAAAATGGATTTGGTGATTGATTTTACAGAATGGGATTTAAGTGAAGATGTACCTATTCCTAGTGGTCAAGATTTGGAAGTAATAAATATTATACGTCAAATGTATAATTTAATTCCTGTTGATAAGTTAAATAATCAAAATGAAAAAGCATAATGGATACTCCTGGATACAGAACATTAAAACAGATAGTAAAAGATATTCATTTTGAAGGCGGATATGGACTTGAAAATTGGAAATACATAGGTCAATTTGCCCTTAATGCTATTCGTGACTTACATATGTTTCATACTAAAAAATATAAAATAGCTAAAGTCACGGTTGATATACAAACAAATACCATTGATTGGCCCGATGATTATGTTGGACTTTGTTACTTAGGTATTCCTACGGCAGATGGTAGGATATGGACATTAACTAGGAAAAATGAATTAATAACTACTACAACTCTTGTAAATGGACAGGAAACATTAAATAGTGAACAAGGTGAAGGTGTTATCCCTATAGAAGGTCAAATTGTTGGATATGCAGCTACAGGTGGAAAAAATAGTTTTTATTATTCTGAGGATGAGGTAAATAGAAGATTTTTTCTTATTGGGGCTAATCCTATTAATATTATATTAGGATACATTAGTTCTGGAGTTACGGATAAAGATACAGTTATACCTATTAGGTTTAAAGAAGCCATTATAAACTATGTAAGATGGAAAATTAAATTAAGAGAACCTATAGATTATAAGGGATCGGATTATTTTAAAGATTTATATGAGCAAGAATGTAATAAGTTGATTGCATTTGAAGACCCTACTTTAGATGAACTTTATGATGCTTTATTATCTGAATATTCAGGAACTTATACAAGATAATGGAAAAAGATATAAAAATACTTGGTGAAACTTATTTAGATATAGATTCTGATCCTAAAATAAATAAAGGATCAGATTATACATTAAATACTATTATTCAATCAGATGGTAGGTTTGGTGTAGCTGTAAATATAAAAGGTAATGAATTGGTAACGGATCAATCATTATTAAATTCATTATTTAATATAAGTTATACTATAAAAGTAGTAGGATCATGTATAGATGAAGCCCGGAATAGGATTATTTATATGGTATCTAATTCTAGTGATGGAAGTAGGTATTCAGGTATTTTTTATTATGACATAACTGATGGTAGTAATAAATTAATATTTGGTAATATAGGATTATTATTTACATATACATCTGTAATAAATGCTGCCATAGTAGGTGATTTTTTGACTTGGACTGATGGTAATCAACCAGTAATGGAAATTAATTACATTAGGGCATACAATTATACTAATAGCATAAGTACTACTTATAAATATTCTACATTAACTGTAGATATGTGTAGGTTATACAAAAAACCATATGATGGAGTTATAACATTAACAGGTGTAAATAATTCAACCGACTTATTAACAGGTAAATCATTTCAATTTGCTCTTAGATATACTTATGTAGATTACCAAAAAAGTGTATTAAGTCAATTTTCAGAAATGTTTTGGTGTGATTACACTTTTTTATCTAATGGTTATGGGTTATATGCGTCTTATGATCAAATAGTGTTAACTTTCACAATTCCTACTACTAAAGATATTTTAAGGACCGAGTTGTTTGTAAGAGAAAATGAAAATACTAATTGGTATTTATATGATACTATAGAAACGACCGGTGTTACTACGTATACTTTTGATAATTCTAAGTTAAAAGAAGAAATAGACCAAGATGATATAAATAGACCTTATGATTTTATCCCTAAATTAGCTACTTCATTAGAGATAATAGAAAAAGATAAGATAGCGCTTGGGAATATTACAGAAGAATTTGATCCTACAATTGTAAATGTTAATAGTTATGTACGAAATAAAAGTTTTACTTGGGATCAGCAAAATGCAACTGTATATTCTCGTATGGATAGTTATTATTGGTATTTCACTATAGATTCTATTACATTTGGATCAAACGGGATAAGTTGTGTAATATTACATCTCCCATTAAGATTGGTTAAATCTGCTGAAATAACAAATATAGCAGAAGCCTATAAGTTTATAGATAATGATGTAAATATATCTGTTGACCTAGCTACTACTAATGATGATATATATTTAATATATCCAGCAACATCCACTACTACTAGGCAAAATATTATGGCTTATTTTTTTGCTCAACTAGGTAATATATTTGCAGATGATTGTTGGAAATATGGAGGTTTTTATAACCCGACATATCATTTTGATTATCCTTGGACAGATAGTGGACATACTAATTGCATAAGGATGATGAGGATACCATATTTCGAAAATTCATCCGATTATAATGGAAATAATACTTGTAATATTTTAAGTATAGACCTTCATAGTTACCTTCCTTTACCTAGTGTTAAAACTTTAAAGAATATAGATTCATATTTAGGTAGCATAGTGTATTTTGATAAAGATTTAAGATATTCGACTGTTAATAGGTTTCCATCAGTAATAAATACTCCTTTTGGAGGAGAAACATCATTTCCATCTTATTTTGAAATATGGATAAAAAATAAACCACCTACTTGGGCATATTATTATTGTTTGGCATTTTCAAAAAGAAATAAAGTTGATTTCTTTTTACAATTAAAAATTGTTTTAGACCAGGATTATTTTTTTGGTACTGATGGGTATTTGAGAATTAGGTTACAAAAAATATTAAACAAATCGAGAGAATTAGTTAAAAATAGTACATTACCATCATATGAATGGGAAAATGGAGATATGTTAATGATCATGTTAGCTTATACTAGTTCTGTTACTAAAGATGGTACTTCTGTATTTAGAATTATTGGACAAGAATACCCTAAAGATGATATAAGTTACATGAAGGATTATAGTACTAATATTGATTATATTCTTGATATTAATGGTAATAAAATATATGATACATCTAGTTCTTTTATTGTTATTGATATTAAAAATAATGAATATTTATATACTTATTTAGCACCTACTTATATTTCTTTTACTATTGAAATATATCGTAATAAAAAGATTACTGAAAAGGTTTTTTATTTCCACGATACCATACATGCTATTGGTAATCCAGGGACAAGTAATAATTATCATATAGGAGATAGCCAGAATCAAAACCCAATAACACCATCAACAGTACCAGCTAAATTAAGTTCTAATTTTGGAGACTGTTATTATAGGCAGAGATTTGCAAAACGTATGTTTATTTGCGTAGATGGTAGTTATACTGATTTTTATACTTCTAATTATTGTGGAGTTAAATCGCCAAATTATTATGATCAAGATGCTGGAGAAATTAACTTAACATCATCTTTAAGATATGGGGGTGCTTTAATACAAGATACTAAGATTAATAGGCTGAATAAATTTAAATCAGAAGATATATTAAATGAATTAAAAGAGAAATTTGGTGGTATTAATTCTTTAAAAGAAGTTGGAAATGTGCTTAAAGTTTTGCAAGATAAAAAAGAAACTTCTATATATGTCGGTAGAACTGAAATGAAAAATTCTGATGGATCATCTAATATAATTTCATCTACAAGTGTTTTAGGTACAGCTAATAGTGCTGATGAAAATAGGGGTTGTATATTTCCAAAAGCAGTAGTTTCACATAATAGGAATATATACTACCCGGATATATATACTGGTGAAATTATAAGATCGAGTCCAAACGGACAATATCCTATTTCTGAATATGGAATGAGGACTTATTTTAAAAATAAATTTAAAGAAATATTAGGAGTTGGGATAGGTAATGTAGATATAATAGGTTCTTTTGATGAAGAAAATAAAATGTACCTTATAACTTTTATTATATCTGGCAATTCAGAAACATTAGGATTTTATGACTCTGAAATGGAAGGGTCTAAGCCAAGATGGATTAGTTATTTTTCGTTTATCCCCGAACATTATGCTTATGTAGGGACAGAATTACTTTCTTTTAAAAATGGGCTAGGATATAGCCATAATTCAAATAATGTAAATAGATGTACTTTTTATGGAGTAAAATATAAACAACAAATAAATTGGTATTCTAATGCACTACCATTAGCTAAGAAAATATTTAGAATGCTAGGTATTAAGTCTAATAAGAAATGGGATGTACCTATATTATTGATAGAAGCAGATGCTTCTTATACTAGGGGAATGAAATCTAAGATACCAGCTACTAGGTTTGAACTAAAAGAAGGTCAATTTTATTCTGACTATTTAAATAATATGTTAACTACATCTTCCGCAGAATCGGTTTTAGATTTATTTAATGGAGATACATTAAGAGGTAATTATTTAAAACATCAAATTGAAAATTTGGAAGATGTTGAGGTATGGATATTAGAGTGCGAGGTTGGATATGATGCAAGTAATAAGTATTAAATAATTTGTTAATTTTGTAATAATTAAACTATGTTATAAACATAAATATATGGCTAACTTATCAGCAATATCATCGGGCATAGGAATGGGTGTTGGTTTAGGAGAAACAGTATGGGGTGGTATTAAATCAGGGCAAGCTAATAAACAAATGCGTGAACTTGAAAAAAAAGCACCAACTTATACACGACCAACTGAGATTAAGCAATATTTAGAAATGGCTAAATCTGGTATGGGATCACAAATGCCAGGTACAACACAGCTTACTCAAAATACTCAACAGGCTACCCAGGGAATGTTATCTAAACTTCAAGAATCAGGTGGTTTAGATGTTGGGTCTATTAATAAATTATACCAGTCAGAAGTTGGCGCTTATAATAATTTAGCTACTCAACAAGCTCAATACCATCAAGGACAACAAGATAGATTATCACAAGCATTACAAGAGTCAGCAAAATATGCTGACCAAGAATTTGAGTACAATGTAAATGCACCTTGGCAGAGAAAGTATAATAGGGCTATTAATAAATATGAAGCTGGACAAGGAATGGTCAACCAGGGATTGGGCGGTATGACTGGTTCGGCTATGAATTATTTAGGGATGAATGCTGGTCAAAAAAGTGGTACAAGTAATGCTCCTAATATGTCTAGTCAAAATCAAGCTAGCACTTTATTAGATTTAGGTCAAGGTAATACACAGTTAGATACTTCTAGTTTAAGATCAACACCTAATTTATAATGGCTATATCATCATATACAAGAGCTCCTAAAGAAATACCTATTGGTGTTGATATTAATAAACAATTAACCCAATTTAGCAACATATATCGTCAAAAGCAATTACAGGAAGAACAGGAAAGAAAGCAATCTGAAGTTGAATATTTGCAGCAAGCTAAAGTAGACCCTGTTTATAATATGTCTACTTATTGGCAGAAAAAACAAGGAAACCAGATTGAAGAATTTCAGGATTTCCTTACTGATGTATATTATAGATCTGGAAATAAACCGACACTACAAGATAGGATTGAAATTCAAAGTCATAAGGATGCTTTATTTAGTTGGCAACAACAAGCAAAAGCTAATCAAGATAAATATACACAAGCTGAAAATTTAATATCTCAAGATCCTTATGGTATCAAGTTTGATAAAAATAATTTTAGAAAAAAAGTTATTAATTGGTTAAGTACAGGTGAACTTGATGATGATTTGCTTTTACCTCCAAGGGTAGGAGATTTAAAGGGTTATTATTCACAAAAAGAACCTTGGAAAGGAACTAGGCAACAATCTGTTACTAAAAAAGATGGTAAAATAATTACCGAAGAAGTTCCAATGTCAGAACAGGAAATGAAGGAACAATCTAAATACGATCTTTTTGATCCTAAGCATTCTGGGTTGTATAGAACTGTAACGGAAGATTTTAATTCACTTCTTGATGCTGAAAAAAATAAATATCTTGCAAAGTATAAAGGTGAAGATGATCAACGTGGTAATGCTATTGTAGATTGGAATTGGGAGAATAACGCTAAACTTGCTTTTAAACCTAAAATAGATGAAAAGTTTGCACCAAAAGGCAGGGAAGTATCTGGACAAATATTAACTGGTAATATCAATTATGAAACACCTAGTGATGTAATAAGTATTAATGCTTCTAAAATTCCTGGTGTATCAAAAAATAAGGATGTAGATGTGTGGGGTAATTATTCATTTCCAGGTAGTATAGCGGGCGTTGCTACAGCAAGAGATTATTACGATATGGAAACTGGTGAAAAACAAAAAGTAGAAGTTGGTAATGATATTATTTTAAAATACCCAGAAATAAAATATGTTCCTGTAGTTGGCAATAAAATGATAGTTTCTAAGGATGTGCCTTATAGGAATGAAGATGGTAGTTTAAAATCAGGATACAAACTTAAAGCTATATTAATAACTAGGACAGAGGAAGGTGTTAGTAAAGGTTTAGATTTTACTCCTGAATTAAAAAATAAACTTAAGGATAGATTTAAAAAGTTATCTAAAGAAATAGATCAAATACCTTACGATATAACTCCAAAAGGAAAACAAAAAGCAGAAGAATCGGGTATTAAGATTACTAAACAAACTAAAATAGCGCCTGAAAAAACAGCAACAAATAAATCCACAGGAGAAAAAATGTATCAATATAAAGGTAAATGGTATTCTAAACAAGAATTTGATAATGTAAAATAATATGCCAAACGATACTTTACCAATAGGTTTTGAAATAGATGACAATGCTGGATTACCGGCTGGATTTGAAATAGATGAACCTTCAAAAAAAAAAGTTTCTACTATAGAGCCAAAAGAAGTATCTCAACCTTCTATAACTCCAAGTTTACCATCCGAATATGTTGGTCAGGAAAGTATATCGAAATCACAAAACATAGTTGGTGATATTATTTCTAGGGTAATTCCTCAAAGAGAGCTTAGTAATGTTTATGATTTTGATCCTAAACCTATTAATGATTATAAATCATCTAAGGATGATGAATATGTTAGGAAAGTACAAGATTACGTAGATAAAAGATACCCTATTGAATCTCCATTTCAAAAAGTTAATTCATTAAAATCTTGGCAAAATAAACTTAATGATAAATATGAACCATTAATTAGGAGTGCTAAATCTAAAAAAGAAGTAGAGGATATTCATAAAGAATATGAAAATGAACTTGATGATGTAGCTACTAAAGTAGGTCTTAATAAGACTAATATTAATGGGACTATAGGTTATATGGTAAATGAAAATGAACAAAAAAGATATGAAGATATTTTAAAAGATGCTTATAGTTTTGTACCATACGAAGGTGATAAGAAAAATAATAGCTATTTAAAAGCTCTTTATTATAAAATAGGTATTGGAGCTAAGGGAGTAATGAGGGATTTAACCAATTCTCTTGATTTTATATTGCCATATAAAAAAATAGCAGGAATATCTGACGACCAACAATATTATGAAATGGTATCGGAGGAAATGGAAAAAAACACTAAGATATATGATACCGATATTACTAATTACATCAAACAAGGTAAAACAAGTGAAGCTATAGGCGCTGCTGGGTTATCTATTGCTCAATATGTACCAATGCTAGTAACTATGCACCAAGGCGCTGCCGCCGGGTTATCCAGGGCGGTAATTGGTGTCCAAGCATTTGGTGAAGGTGTTCAGAAGTATAAAGAAATAGATAATCTTAAAATACCACAAGCAGCTAAGTTGTATAATGCTTTAATGACATCATTAAATTTTGTTGCATTAGGAGAAATAGGTGGAAACCAAACTATGCAAACGGCTAAAAATTTAATTGGTAAAGTAGGTGTTGAAAAGGCTAGGGAATTATTAACAAGATCATATAATACAGTATTAGATAATGCAGCTTCATCTATATATAGCGCTACATCTCCTGCTTTAAGAGGATTTGCTATTGGCGTGTCGACTCAAATATCTAATAATTTAGTAGATAAATCTACTATAGATCCAAATAGGAATGTCGAGGAAGGTGTATTAGATGCTGGTATTACATGGGCCTTAATGGATAAGGCTATGGGTATTCATAAAGATATAACTAAAGCCAAGGAAGCTATTGATATTGCAAGAGGGAAAGTACCTAAAAATATTCCTTTTGAAGATTATGCTCAATCTTTAGATTTGATATTAGACAAAGATCATTTAACTAATCAAGGTAAAAATGTCGATGAGTCTTTTAATTTGATTAATAAAGATGCTATTGATAATATTAATAGTCAATTAAATGTTATTAATCAACCTAGGTTAGTAAAAGAGAAGATTAATTTATTAAATAGGAATATTGCTAATGAATTAGCTAAAGAATATCCAGATGTCAACAAGGTAAATGAATTTGATAAACAACTTTCTAGTATAGAGGATGATATTAAAATAAAAACTACTTTTAAAACTAAAGATATTGATGATAAAGTTAATGAACTTATAAAACAACGAGAGGAATTATATAAAGAAGAATTACCAGGAATAGAATTACAAAAAAGAGCTAATACAGAAAATATTTTAAATAAAAGAATATCACTTTTATTAAAGCATAAATATGATATAAAAAAAAGGTTTTACGATCAACCATTAAAAGGTATTAATGATAATTTTGACAAAGATATACATCGTGAAGAAAAAACCCAGGCACACGATGAATTAAAACAAGTATTGCCTGGTATTGAAAATGTTGAACAATTAAAAACAGAAGGTTATGAAACAACAGAAAGGAGTGTCGGGGAAGAACGGGACATACAGCCAGATGAAGCCGACATCACGAGTGGGACAACAAGGAAGGGCACCGAAACAGGCACCGAAATCGGGAAAGAAAGCAAAAGGGAGGAATTAAGTCATGCCGCTAAAGAAGGGGAAGTCACAGAAGGTGGTAGGCAAGAACATCCGGGAACTTCACAAGGGGGGAAAACACGCCTCGACGCAGATGAAGTTCGGGAAAAAGAAGGCCGACAAGCAGTCGATAGCAATAGCCCTAGAGAAAAAGAGGGAATCGGGGAGGTAGTTCCAAGTTTTGTACCGGAGGGGATGGCAGAACCTGAACCTGCCGGTACGGAAACAGGAAAGTTAGAATTTGGAGAAAAAACAGAAACTCCAAAGGCTATGAAAAAAATATTATATACAGGTGAAAAAAATGTATTTTCTAGGGATATAATTAAAAATGGTAAAGATTTTGGTGAAGTACATGTTGAAGAAAAACCAGAAGGTTGGGAAATTAAATATGTATTAGTTAATGAAAAAGGTAAAGGATATGGCAAGCAAATATATAGGGAATTAAATAAACAGGCACAATTAGAGGATAAAGTTGTTAAATCTGATAGGCCAGATAAAATATCTGATTCTGCAAAAGGTTTGTGGAATTCTTTAGTTAAATCTGGAGAAGCTGAAAAGATGCCAGATAACTCTTATAGAATGCTTTCATCTAAAGGTGAAGTAATACCTAAAGTTGAAAAACCAAAAGTTGAACCGGAAAAACCTATAGAAGTAGCCGGTAAAAAACTTACAGAACTAAAAGAACCTAAAATTGGACAAACAGTTAACTTTAAAGATATGGTTGGAAATAATCGTATTGGAGAAGTAATGGCAAAAGAACCTGATGGTAGGTTTACTATAAAAGCGGATGATGGCATTATACATAAAGTTAAACCATCTAAAATAGGAAAAGATAAAGTAGAAAAATCTGTAACTAGGCTACCCATGATGGTTAATAGGGAGCCTAGTAAACCATTAATAAAAGCATCTTCCATAGTATCTAAAATAGCTAAAGATTTAAATATACCCATTAGGATAGGAAAAATAAGAGAAAAAGCTGTGGGTATATTTAAAGTAGATCCAGAAGTAATTAGAACTAAAGAAGCATATGATTTATCTACTATATCCCATGAAGTAGCCCATTATTTAGATAAAAAATTAAAAATAACAGGTAACTTACCTAATGATCTAAAAGATGAATTAAGGCCTATTGATTACGATCAAGCTAAACAAAGAGTTGATGAAGGTTTTGCCGAATTTATGCGTTATTATATGACAGTAGGTAACACTAAAATTCTTGCTCCTAAATTTCATGATTATTTTGAAAATACTATATTAAAAGACAACCCGGTTGAAGCAAAAATAATAAAAGAAGGTACTAATCTTATTACCCAATGGAGAGAACAAGGATCACTTAATAGGGTATTAAGCCAAGTAGATTTTGATGGGATGAAATCAGATTTATCTTTAAAAGATAGGTTAACAACTTTAGATATTAAACTTAAATCTAAATTTTCAAATAGGTTATATCCTTTAAAATATGTTGTAAATAAAATAGTTGATAAAGTAGTCATAAGACCTAGTGAAGATCCATACTTAATAGCTATGAGCGTAGCTAAAACTGCCCCGTCTAAAGCTAGGCAATTTATCATGGATGGAGCTTATAATTTTGGGTTAAACAAAATAGGTAAAAGTCTTAAAGAAGTTGTAGCTCCTGTAACTAAAGATATAAAAAATGCAATAGCTTATGCTTATTCAAAGCATGCTATATCATTATTAGATAGAGATATAAATCCTGGCATAACTAGGTTAGATGCAGAATATGTATTAAAAAATAATGCTAAACCTGAATACGAACAATTTGCTAAAGATTTCACCGAATGGTCGTCTTATGTTGTTGATTATCTAGTAGATGCTGGTGGATTATCAAAAGATGCAGCTCAATTAATGAGGGATACTAACCCATTTTACATACCATTAAAAAGGTCTATTGTAGATAAAGGTTTGACAGGGGGAACCGGAAAAGGATATGTTGATTTGTCTAACCCTATAAAAAGAATTAAAGGTAGTGGAAGAGAAATTATAAGCCCTCTTGAATCTATGATTTCTCAAACTGAACAAATAATAAATATGGCGGATAAGGTGAGGGTAGCTAGGGCATTAGTTAATTTAATAGATAGGTTTGAAGGTGTTGGTAAATGGGGTGAAAAAATACCACCTCCACTTAAAAAAACTACGGTTGAGTTAAAAGATATATCCAATCAAATTGAGTCATTAGGTGTGGATATGTCAACAGTTGATAAGGATGCTTTGATAAATGTTTTTTCACAAGGAGATTATTACGGTAAGGATAATGTAGTTTCTATATATAGGGAAGGTAAAAGAGAATTTTATGAACTAGATAAGGATTTGTATGAAGCTATGAAAGGTTTAGACAATGTTTCATTACCTTGGTTTATTGATATGACATTCGGTTCAGCTTCTAGGGTAGTTAGGCTTGGAGCTACGGGTATTCGTGCTGGATTTAGTTTAATAACTAATCCTATTCGTGACATTCAAACATTTGCATTACAAAATGAATATACAGGTATAAGTAAAATATGGAAAGTAGGTACTGCTATTGGGGAGGAATTGATTGGCAAGAGTGAATATAGTAAACAATTCAAAAGAGCTGGTGGAGAAATGGCTCAACCCCTTGGGTTAGATAGAAAAATGGTTAAAAATGCAGTAGAAGAAATATTGGCCGACAATGTCCAAATAAAAGCATTAGGAATTGTAAAGCATCCAATCGAAGCTTTAAGAAAAATACTTTCATTCACGGAAGCTGGAACTAGGTTAGCTGAATTTAAATCTGTAATGGAAAGTTATGAACCACGTTTCGAAAAAGCTAGGATTGACGGTGATTTAGTTGAACTTAAAAAGTTGCAAGAAGATGCAGCTATTGAAGCTTCTAATGCTGCGAATGAAGTCACTGTTAACTTTAAACGAGCTGGTACTTATTCGGCAGTTATTAACCAAATAGTTCCATTTTTTAATCCAGCTATACAAGGTATTACCCGTATGGGTAGGACAATATATGAACATCCTACAAGGTCTGGGTTTAGAGCATTAGCTATGATGACAGCACCTACATTAGCTTTGTGGTATTTACATAAAGACGAAAAGTGGTACCAAGAGTTGCCGGATTGGCAAAAATATGGTTTTTGGAATTTTAAAATGGGAGATGAGATAATTCGTTTACCTAAACCTTTCGAGTGGGGATATTTATTTGCAGCTATTCCAGAGGGTGTAGCTAATTCAATTTATACTAAAGATCCAGGATACTACAAAAATGCTTTTAAGGAATCTGCTGGAGCTATGATACCACCTGTAATGCCAGCGTTAGTCAAGCCAGCAATGGAAGTATATTTTAATTGGGATATATTTAGGGATGCTCCATTAGTATCTAAAAGTCAAGAAGGATTATTACCTCCACAGCAATATACTTCACATACAAGTAAGTTAGCCATAGAAGCTGGTAATATATTAAATGTTGCGCCTATAAATATTGACCATCTTTTAAGTGGGTATACTGGTGGATTAGCTACGGATATTCTTAATTCTTTTCCTAAAGAATATAAAGAAAAAGCTGATTGGCCTGTTATTGGTAGATTATTTACTAGGTCATCAACCGTAGGATTTGGTGGATTAAGTGTCCAGAAATTTTATGATGAATTTAAAAGAATGAACTCATTAGATAAAACTTTATCTTTTGCTGAAAAAAAAAGTATAAAACCCAGGAATATATCAAATGAAGATTATAAATTTTATGAACATAAATATTTAGTTACAGGTACCGCAAAACAATTGACTGATTTAAGAAATAAGTTAACTGAGATAGATGGTCTTAAAATAGACCGTGATATTAAAAAGAAAATGATTAATGAAGTAAATATTGCTGCATCAAAATTAGCCAGGGAAACTATTAATAAGATTAAAGGAGAAGCCGAACCTGAATTTAAGTTTTTAAATACAGTTAATAAATTAAAGTCTATTGAATCAGAAATTAATGATGTTGTAAAAGAATTTGGAAGTAATGAAGCCTTGAAATACGCTAAAGGTAAAAACATGGAAAAAGAGTATGTTTTTATTAAGAAAAATTCATCTGAAATATCTGCTTTAAAATTAGTTATTGATGTTTTTGAAAAGATGTCAAAATCAGAACAGGAAATATATAAAAATCAAATAGAGTCTAATATAAACCAAGTAAACAGTGCTTTTACTAACAATTCTAGGGTAAGATTAAATTCTACAGTGTCTAAAATTTATCGACAATATATTCTTAAATTAAAAAATATTAAGAAAGAAGAAAAAAAAGTAGTTAGGAATTTGGATTAAAATACATTATTAAAAATAAATTAACTTTGTAAAAAATATACATATGCCTATTAAAAGAAAATGGAGATATTATTCCTTTTAATAAAGAGGATATATTTATTTTACGAAGAACTTTATTAGATTATTTTAAAAAATAACATTATGGCATTAAATATTATTACAGATAATACCGGTTATGTGACTTTTGATTTTTATGATCAAAAAACTGGTTTAAAATCTCATACTGTAGATATAGTTAAAATAAATGTAACATCTATCCAGTCTTATATTTATGAAAAAATAGAAGATATTACTGGCGTTGTAACTATAACTACTATTAGTCAGGATTCGCAATATTATAAGTCTAATGGTCTTATACAACTGTCTCCTTCTCAATGGGCATTATCTGGAACACCTACAGTTCCTATAGCTGATGTAGCTACATTAAGAAGTAATTTACTTACATACTTTTCATCTAAATGGTAATTAATTATGGCTAATCTAATTAGACTAACAGTAACTGAAATAAATAAATTAACTAATGTCGGATCGTATTCTTTTAATATATTAAGGATAAAAAAAATACATTCATTAGGAGCAGGTAGTTTAATATATTATTCAAATGGAAGCGATAAGCAGTCTAGTGTAGTTAAAATAAGTATTTACGAATCTCCTTCTACTATAAATGCTCAATTAACCGGGTCTTTAGATTTTCAAATTCCATTAAATGTTTTATCCATAAATGGGATAGATCATATTGTTACCGAAAACGTGAAGACAACAGATATTATATTAGGTATGATAGATGTTAATACATCTTATTCTACACTTTTAATATCAGATATATCTTTAAATAGTAAAAAATATTTAGTAAATAATACATTATCATCCATAGAAACATCTGCTAATAATTATAGTATTGGTGGTGGTAGTGGTAGTGTAATTTGGGGAATTATTACAGGTACTTTATCAGATCAAACCGATTTAACTATATTATTAGGGGATAAAGTAGATAAAGTAACTGGCAAAGCATTGTCTACAAATGATTATGATAACACTGAAAAGGCAAATGTAGCATTTAGTACACCTATAACAATTGCATATACAACAACTATCCCATTTACTAGGGCACTTACTATAATTACTGGTAAATCATTAACTACTAGTGATGTATTTACAATTGCATCTGATCCAGTTGAAGGTGGTGGTATACAAACATGGTTGGTTGGTGATGGAAGCCATTCTCCTGATTTTACAGCGTTTGATTATCAATCAGGGACTTATAGTACTACGGCAGAAGTTTATAATTTAATTACGATAGAATATTTAGGAGGTAATACATTTGTTTCAATTCTTAATATGACTACAATATGATAGTACGCAATTGGATGATCCAGTTTATTGGTGGTAATATTGATGGAACATTAACAGTATATACTTCGGTCGACGGATGGCATATATATTTGCAATTTGATCGAATCATGATTAATCCAATAATTTATCCCTATGACTTTTCAACTACTCTCGGAACAATATCTTCAATATCGTTATTGAATTATACTATGTATGATATTGTACTTACTGCGCAATTAAATAATACCAGTTCAGGAACAATATCATATACAGGAACAGATATAACTGATTATCTAGGTAATGTTTTACGATCATTTTCATTGGTACCGGTTACAAATAATGTTGGTTCTGATGTATATCGTCTTACTCCTGGACTTGAAATCTTGTATGATTTTGTAACGGGGAGTACGGTTGTAGATGGTTTAGTTATGGCTCAATCCGATGATTCAGGAATTGGTGAGGATATGAGCCAGGCAGCAGCAAGTAGTAGTGTCGCTCCAGCTTTTATATCGGGTAAAGGAGTAAAAATAGATTCTACAACGGATTTATTGACCTCCTTACAGTTACTTAATTTAAGCACCGATCCTTATACAATGTTTATTGTATGGGAGGATACGGCAGCATTATCCGTAACCACTTTAGGTTCATCAGTTAATCGCCCCTATGAACTAGGGGTGGTACCGAACCGTAAATTTTATGCTGCTGGTACTGGTATATATTCTTCAGCGTTTCAAACGAATTATGTAAGTGCAGAGTATTATATCAAGAATAAAGTAAAAATACATACTCATGTATATAATGGGCCATCATCATTTACTCAAGTAAATGGGGAACGTTATGCAACTAATGTTGCTTGCGGTACTTCTGTATTGATCAATGCAGCAATGAAGGTGAAAGGGTTTACTTCTACTGATAATGAAATAATATATAAAATAGTAGGATATAATAGGTTATTAACAACAGTAGAAATCGCTGCAATTGAAGCACAGTTAATGAGTGAATATCCTGCTTATATACCTGATACTTCATCAGCAGTAACTCCATTTGATGTTTCAAATGTAACTATGTATGCAATTGGTGATAATGTACTGAATGGTAGTAACCCGGCTGATGGAGCTTCTGTGCCGATTTGGTATAATCTCAATAATGTATCAAATAACTTTGTAGCAACAAATGCACCAACATATAATCTTGCTAATCACACTATTGTATATGATGGGGTAAATGATGCTTCTACATCAGGGGCACTTATCACTAATCTAAGTGATTTTGCTATAATAACATGTTTTAAAATAAATGATTATGCTACATTTGATGTAACTAGATGGTTATGGGATATGACATTTGTTGATGCCTCAGATACAACTGCATATACTAAGATTAACTTAGGAAGAAATACAGGAAAATTTACTTTAACAGTTAGGAATGAAACAGGAACAGCCACAGTTTATAATTTTCCAATAAATGAATGCTATAATATAGCATGTATCTGGATTAATGGGACTACTATATATTGCAGAATTAACGATATTTACTACAGTACTACTATAACCTGGGTTGCACCAGAATCTCATACCGATATGGTATTAGGAACACGCGGAAATATTACTTGGTGGGCAAATGTTAGTTTTGGTGGGATTGTCGTTATTGATGGATCAGTAACGGAAAATCAGATAAATGGGCATATTCAATTTCTAAGAACTAAATACCCGGAGGCTATTTTATGAGTACAATCCAGTTTTCAAATGTTGCAGCATATTCCCGATCAAGTTTGACTTTTTCAGGTGCATCAGAAGTGACTTTATTAAATCAAACAGGAAGATATATAGCATTTCCATCCTGTTGCAAAATAGGAACTCGTTTATTTGTAGCTTATAAAAATGGTACACTTCATGTTGATGATGATACAACCGCTTACCTAGCTCTTATATATTCGGACGATGATGGTGTAACATGGAGTAGTGAGATTATTATTGCTGCAACAGCAGATAGGAGACTAACAAATGCTAATTGGCAGAATATATGGATTTCAGCGATCGGTACTAGGCTTGTTGCATTTTGCTCTGATTATGTTGGTGCAACAGATATGTATTCATATACTTGTTATTCTGATGATCTTGGAATCACATGGTCTACTAAAGTACAAATAACTAGTATATATGCTAGTGCTTATATTTGCCCTCATTCACATATACTTACATTAACTGATAATACACATGTAGTTGCATGTTGGGGTATGATTTCAGCAACTGATCCTACCCGAATAATTATACAGCGATCAACAGATTTGGGGGTAACATGGGCAGATTATTCTTATGTTGATACTTTTATGTCATGTTCAGAATTTGCATTAATTAGAAATAATAAAGGTGATATAATCATACGTGGATCAGTATTAAAAAAGATATATAAATCCACAGATGAATTAAGTACAATGATCCCAGTGACTAGTATAACTTTATATACATTTGCAGACCCTGTTTTTTTAAAACAAGGGGAAGATATATATTGTTGTGGAAGGCATGTATTATTATCGGATAGTAGTTATAGTCTTAATATTCACAAATCTACAGATGGAGGACTAACTTGGAGTAATCAAGAAATCGTTGATGCTTATGTTACAGGATTAAGTAATGGGGGTTATGCTGATTTTTTAACATTATCAACTGGTAAGATTATGTTAGTTTATTATACTACTAAAGCAACGGGAACTACTCATTTAGCGTATAAAATATCAAATTAATATTATGTAACGAGGAAATAAATATATTATAATGAAAAATTAAGAAATCATAGGAACAAAATATCAAATTAACTATATTTATTAATAATTTAAAACTTAAAATTATGCCAGTACAAGATCCTGATCGTCCAATGCCTAAGAAGAAATCTTCTTCTAAAAAAGTTCCTGCACAGACTAAGCCAATTAAACCTAGCCAGTATTCAAAATGATAGCAAAAGTTATCAATAGGTTTATTGTTACAGGTATGATATATTTAGCATTGTATGTTATATATATGATATTTGGGGATAAAGAGATAATATGTCCTACATTTTGGAGGACATATTATCATATTATTTTAGTATTCTTTTTACCATTAGCTATATTTATTGAAATAATACCAATAACACAATCTATTCTTCAAAAGATGATAATTTGGGTTATTATTATTTTTTTATCTGAATTGATATTATATAATATAGCGTTAATCAATCAAGATTATATTGAATGGGTAAACTATTGTACTTCCAAAGTTTTTGGATTTATTATTGCTATTTCTATAGCAATAATGTTAATCATAAGTCTTATAATTAATAAATATTTTTAATGGCAAGATCTTTTTGGCAAAGTATCTTAACGTGGTTTGCTGGATGCGTAATAGGTATTATACTTACATCTATAATTCTTAAAATTGGATGGGACAGCAAAGAACACATTCTTATATTAGGATATGGGGGATTAACATCTATAGTTGTATTTTATGTTAAATTTACTAGTCAAATAAAAAAGAAAGAACTAGACTTGATAGATCAAAGATTTAAAGAATTTGAAATAGATAAGGCTGATTTAAAAGATGTAGAGAAGGTACAGGTACAAATCAACTCGGTACATCAAACATTATCTATGTTAGCTAACGAACAAGCCGAGGCTCATGCTACCATTGATAATATATACAACTTATTAATCAATAAGAAATAGTATAATGAAAGTGTCTAAATTTAATTTATTATCAATAATTACACTAATTATATTAGTGTTTTTATTGGTAAAAGTTAATAGGAGTAAAATTGATTTAGAATATAAGTATAAACAAGTTAAAGATAGTTTGATTTGTTATCACAACTTGTTAAATAAAGAAATGCTTAATTATAAAAATATTCAATTTATTAATAGTATTTATTTGTCAAACATCGACCTTAATAAAGATTCTATTATTCTTCTTAAGAATAAAATTAAACATGAGGTATACATAAGGCATAAAGTTGAATTAAATTTTTTAAAACTACAAGAACGTATTGATTCTATTTTATTAGAAAAAGGGGTACCCTAAAATAGGACACCCCTTTATTTGTGAAAATAATTATTATGGGTTAGAATGAATATGAGAAGGTAGTGCCTGCCACTATATGACCATCGGCAAAACCACTAGTTCCTAAATATCCTACCAACAGCCCTACTACTTTATTAAATACATCCACCGAAGCAGCAACCCCAAAATTAGCCGTAGTTTCATCGTTTATCTTAATAGCTGTAAGAAGTGACGCATTAAAAGAATAATTACAATAAGAAACCCCGTTTGTAACGGTATAACTACCATAACTTATACCAAAACCAGCACCGGTAAGGGTTTGTGTTTCCTTAGTTTTTAGATCGAACAGAACACCTGTAACGGCTACCGAAGGGCGAAATAAAAACGAGGTGCTTGCAACTGGTGTAGTTAATGTTGTGGTTGAATCCAATTGTAGTTTTTTTACTTTAAAATTTTCATTCTGTGCAATTGGATTAAAAAATCCATCAAAAGGACTTTGAGCGTTTACGTTTGACCCAAGGACCGAACAACCAAAAACGACGGCGATAATTGTTACTTTTCCAGCTTTTTTTTTCAAAAAACTCATTATCCAATTGTAAATAAGTTTTACGGTGGAATTAGCTTTGATTTTGGAAGTTTCACCAAGGGCAAACTCCCAAACAGCATATAGAACAAAAGTAAGAATCGCAGCCCAATTGCCCACAATCAATTCTTTAAATGAACTGCCAGAAACATTCAAAGGAACTTCTCCGATAGAATCTTGTGCCCGCATTTCAGTCACAAAACATAACAAAATAAAAAAAGGGCTTAAGAAAGCCAAAATTCCAAAAAACGCATAAATGTACTTTTTCATAATACTAAAAATTTAAATGATTATTTATAATTAAATGTATAGTTCCACCATGAAAGGTATAATAAGAATCGGAACTCATAGCCATGATAGCTATAATGCAAAATAATAATGATATTTTTTTTATAAATTTTATCATAATGTTAATTTATAATTATTCAGTTAATCGAATAGTCCAAAAATCAGACGCTAAGTTTATGTCTGTAATAAAATGATACGGTAAGTAGAAATACCCTTTATCTCCCCATTTTTCACTCCATGAATTTCTAACCTTAACCATACTAGTTGTATCATCATATCCTACAACTAGTACAGCATGGCCACCAAATAATTCTTCTTTTTCAATGTCAGGCATAGGCACAATACCAGTTTTAGCTACAGTAGAGGATTCAAAAGATGTATATATTTTAATTCCAGCTACAAATGGATAACCTTCGGCTAAACATTCTTTCATATCATAAAGATGGCGGATTCTTTCATATTTCAAAATTTGATGATTTAAACCTTCATTATAAGCTTTTATAGATGGTTTAGTAGTAAAAAAATTCTTATCATAAGGCCAATTGGTTTCTTTGCAAAAACCTAGTTTTGCACATATTTTAAAACCTCCTCGAATAGTAGCTCCTGTATCTTCTTGTATGTTTCCTTCTTTTTCCCTATAATTAAAATAAGCAAAAAGCCTAGATGGCATAAAATTTTCTTTTTTTTCTATTGGTAGAAGGTATTCAAATCCACCAGCAATAGCATTAAACACACACGATCCAATATTCTCCTGGTCGTATACCGATGGCATGTTGGAAGATAAATCTACCTTGGTAGGTAAGTCTACTATTTTTCTTGTATACTTTAAGTCCCGGTTATCATGCTTATCCGGCAAACATCCATAAATTCTTTTATTCATATTATAAAATTTGATTTAAAAATTCTTGGTATTTAACTTTAAGATATTCTTTTTTTTGAAAAAACAAATCCCAATTAGCTTTAAATTGAGATTTGTCATTATAATCAGTACGTTGGTCAAATGTACCTTGGTCTAATAAGCGATGTTCATCAAAAGGCTCTACGAGCATAATATTTTCTTCATTTGTCTTAAATAAGGGATAATTTTTTTTATCCAGTACGTGGGCAAACATCCAATAAAAATACGGTGTATTTTCCCATTTTTCAAGAGAAACACCGCTCAGTTCAGATATATGTGGCCTAGTATTCCATACCTGTTTGAATAATTCAATTTGCCTTATATTTTTAACAATTTTAATCCTTGGTTTAGTTTTTATATTATTATTTTTAGATTGCCAATGGTAATGATATTTACATACTCCATGACTAAATACCAGGTTAGTACAATTTGGTTCAATACAAGTCTTCATTTGAAAATATCATTATTTTTTATTTTTAGTTTTAATTTCTCCAATAATATCATCAATTTCCTCATCAGATAAATATTTATGTTTATCACATAATCCAACTTCATATTTAGATGTCTGTTTACTTGAAGTGGCTTTACTTAAACAATATACGCATATATTTTTGGTAATAGTTATCATAATATATGTATATTTACTTTGTCTTTTGGGTCAGCTAATTCCCATTCTTGGAAATCTTTTATAGGGACATAAAATGGAAAAACAGTACAGCGATGTGTTTTATTTGTTCCTAAAAATATTAAGTCTCCACAATTACCTTTAAAAATACTTACTTTACCAGACTTTGGATCAATAACTTTGATATTAGTAAAATCTTCTATATCTTTAACTTTCATAGTTAATTTAATTATGATTTAAAATTACCACTAATAATTATGGAGTAAAAATAAATTACGATGTTGTACAGCATGTTTATAATTTAAATCCATTTTATTTTCAGTAAATTGTATTGTTATTGTTTTCAATTTAAACTAAAATTTATAAATAAAAAATATGTATTATATTTAATACGAGATATATAAAAAATATTAAGAATAGACATATTTATATCTTTATTATTTATAATAATAATTTGATATAACGACTGTTCTATACGTATTTCCATACTCATTAATTTAATAGTAAAGGTAATGATTTATTATTTAGATGTTTTTATCTAAAATATCAAATTCAATTTTGAATTTACGATTGGTTTCTATTAAATTAGATATTACTTTACAACTATGGAGTACGGTGGCATGATCCCTATGACCTATTATTTCACCTATTTTACTAAGAGAGTAGCCAGCTTGTTTAGAGATAAAATGAGCTATTTGTCTTTTTTCTACTATTTCCCGCCTATTTGTGTTTATATTCAAAGACCCTTTAGGTAAATTATAATATTTTTCTATTTTATTCATTACATACTCAGGATTCCTATTATAATCATCATCTCGCTTTATTATTATACCTATATTCGTATCTATATTTTTTATTTGTTTAAGTAAAAATATATTATCTCGTAAGTACATAAAATGAGTACTTAATTTTTGAAATGTAAAATTACTATTAAATGGATTATGATAAATAATAATTTTTATTTCACGATTAATATCATTACTTTCAATCCTAACAAACATACTATGGGGTTTAAAATAAGAAAATTGAGTAATTATACTAAATAAGTCACCCATACTGGCTATTGTAATAGTTGTAGGTAATTCTACTAAAATGGTTATTTTTTTCATAATTTAAAAATCTGTGTTTGGTTCTATACGTTCATTTGGATTATAATATACATCAATAGGTTTATCTTCTATATCAGATATTATAGTGAGAGATTCATTGTACTTAAATTGTATTATGCCGACTTTACCTTCTTTATTTTTTTCTATAATAAATTGGCCAATACCCTTAGTACTAATTCCGTTTTCATCTTCAATAATGCCATATTGTTCTGGCCTATGGATAAGGCCAATAATATCTGCATCTTGTTCTAAGCTACCTGATTCACGTAAATCAGACATACGAGGTGTTTTATTATCTCTTTTTTCAACTTCCCTAGATAATTGGGATAAAGCAAATACTGGTACTTCTAATTCTTTAGATAATAATTTACATTTCCTGCTTATGATAGATATTTCTTGTTCCCTATTTGTATTTTTAGAAGTTTTCTCCTCTCTTATTAATTGTAAATAATCAATTATTATCATTGTACATTTATTCTTTTTTTTTAAAGCTCTGGATTTAGATTTAATGTAATCCATAGAAATACAGTAATTATCATCTATTATAAAATTCATTTTAGATAAACTATATTGAGCATTAGAAATCATTTGCCATTCTTCAGAAGTCATACATCCCATAGTGTAATTATCGTAATTTACACCGGCCTCCCCAGCTAAAATCCTATCTGTTATTTTAATTTTAGTTGTTTCTAAAGAGTAAAAATTAGGACAACCACCATTCCTAGCATCTTCTTTCATAATTGAAATGGCTAAGGCTGTTTTTCCCATAGATGGCCTAGCTCCAATAATTATTAAATCTCCACCTTTCCAACCACCGGTAAATTTATCTAATTTTTTAAGGGGAGTTTTTATTCCAAGGACTTTACCTTCTTTTTTTAATGCCTCCCTATCCTCGGCCATTTTAGTTGTGTTTTTTAATAATTCAGGCCAAGGAATATTATCTTCTAAGTTACCAAGTGCATTATTAACAGCTTGGTCTATAGAATTTATTGAAAAAGAAATTAAATCATCAATATCTACAGAGTCATCAAAAGACATAGATGCTATGTCGTAACCGCTTTTTATCAATTCTCTTTGAAGAAATTTTTGTTTTATAATGCTTGATAAGTATTGTATATTATCAGATATTAAACCCTTATTCAATAACATAGTTATTACAACCCTACCCCCAACATCTTCAAGTAAATTAGTTTTAGATAATTGTTCGCAAATTGTCAATAAGTCTATAGGGTTATTTTTGGCATTTAGTTCTAAAATAGCATTAAATATTTTTTGGTGTATATCTTTATAAAAAAAATGTGGTTTTAAATCTATTACTTCATCTAATAGATCTGAATTAGATATAATATCACCAAGTAACGATTCTTCAATATCAATAGCTTGGGGAGGTATTTTTCCTCCACCAAGTTCCATACTAATAGATTTACTATCTTCTTTTTTGTTCATAAATTTTAAATTACATTAAACCTTTATTTACCAAAAGTACTAAGTGGTCTACTATCCAAGAAGCCCTATTATAAACATCTAATGAAAGAAAACATTTCAATCCCTTATCTTTACTAGTGGCGTACTTTAAAATCAATTTCATCCTATCGTATCTTTCATTAGTGAATAATCCAGGTGTACCTCTTTCTTTTAATAATTCTTTTACTTCTGCTTTCATTATAATATTTTTGATGAAGGAAGAATATTTGTTGTTATTTTTGGTTGGGATAATGAATTAGAAGATCGAATATTTAAATCATAATATTCTGATCTTTCCCATGTCCTTACAGCAGCTTTCCAATTAATCATTTTAACTTTACCAACTTTCCACCCGTTTGATTCATAATGATCTAGCCACTTTTGAGGGTCTACATTGTTTTTACGTTCTTCGCAATATGTTTTTACTTGGTCAAAAGTAGGTGGAATAAAAATAGGCTTTGATATATATATATTTGCTTCTGGAAATAATATTTCACAATTACATTCAGTGATTGTGGGGGAATGTATTTTTTTACATATTGGACATTGCCAGCCTTGTGGTATTTTTTTCATATTATTATATTTTTATAATTATATCTTCACACCTAATATATTCTTCTTTTGTCATAATTTTTTAATTAAAGTTTTATATTAATAGCGTCACCTCGATTATAAACGTAGCCATAATATTTACATATACCAGATTTACTGTTACGTGGATCATATGAATCACATTGTTTTCCACATGATTTTTTACTTTCTTCAAACTCTCCAATATCTTTACAAAAAAAAATCCTATTCCTCGATCAACTTTAGCTTCGTAGATAATCATTTCTGTAATACCATTTTCTTTCATATATTCCTTATGACAATCAATAGTATAACAATAATCATTATAGTCTCTAAAATAATATTTACTCATTTTCTTGATTATTAAATAAGAATCCTGTAGATAAATTCAACCAATGCAGTTCAATAATATAATATTCCGATTTTCTAATCCATAAATTCAGTGATGGCTAAATCGTAATCATATTTTTAACTGTTCCAATCCTGAACGTAACCTTCCAAATTTTAAATTTTATTGTCATATTGTTTTTTAAATTAAGTTGTAAATTGATAATAATATTTATTTTTTTTTAAAATCATGTATAGGATCAGGAATCATATCATCCGGTTTGCCAGACGCAAAATACTCAGCATAAAACTTTTGCATATTGGCATAATAATTACTTGCATCAATTGTGGTCATTTTTTTTGTTGTTAATCTAAAGGCTGATTTAAATAACTCCCCGGTTCTAATATCTATTAATGGTTTAGTATTATTCCATCCTTCTTTTAAACGTTCTTTGTAATCATCCGGCAAGCAATAGTGCATGCAAAATTCGTGTACTTGCTCTTTGGATGGGGTTTCGTAATGTCCTGCATTAATAAGAACTTTATGAAAAAAGGCATATGGAATACCCCATATGGCATTATTTTGATTTAGGCTACGTATATTTTCTACCTTCTCAATAGTATAAATATACCTACCATCTTGTAAGGAATTAAGAGATTCTTGAAATTTTTCTTTTTCATGAATCTCTTTTTTTCCATTGATAATATCAATCCAAGTTTGTATCTTCATACCAAAGTGAATTTATTAAATCTTCACGACTTGAAAAACAATTATTTTCAAGTACTAAAAGATCAATAGGCTTTATCTCTGTTCCTATATTCAAAGTATATCCTTTTATAATTTTATAATTTGATATAGAAATTTCTACTTTACTTATTTGAAAGGTTCTTGCCTTGTTTTTAAATAATGTCCATACAAATTGCCCTGGAGAAAATTTAGTGTCTATTGTCATATGTTTAATTTTTAATTAATAAATTTATAATATATAAGCATTAATATTTTTCATATAAATAATTAACTCTGATATTATTGCAGTTTGAAAACTCCTAGTTTCATCTCTAACATCGTATTTAATATGGATAAATTCTTCAATAATAGTATTAACAACTTCATTAACACCTTTATCAATACATATATCTGAGAGTATTATATTATTACCATATATAGTTCCCATTATGTCTTTATCATCAAAAATGGCAGTTTTAATATCATAAGGCATGTTAAATTTAACTTCTTTTAAAAAATCAATAGCTTTATTAATAGTGGCTTCATCTAGTAAACTCATCTCAATTTCACGATAAAAAGCTCCATATTTTGTAACCTTAAATTTATCACTAACATTTTCATCTCCAATTATTCCCCGGATTGATTTAAATATTTTTGTAGGTATAATTATGTAATTATTTACTTCATCTGGTTTAAGCAAACCAGCATATCCAATTGGAGCAATCCTTGTTTCTTTAAGACATAATTTAAAAACTTCCGAAGCATTATTGTTTATAGTTGATATATCAGACAAGCAACCTTCAAGATATTTATTATCTGATAAATTGTGCAATATTTGTAATATGACCTCTTTATTATCACACCTATATATCAAGTCCCATATTTTTTCTTCTACCTGCCAAAAATATTTTATTAATCTATTTTCATCTATAGATATATCATTAAAATCATAATCAAAAATGCTTGTTTTGTCAGTAATAAAACAATTAATTCCTTTACGATATATATTAGCCTTTATACCAGTTTTTTCTAATATTTTACCTTGTGGGCATTCAAAAAGGACTTTTTTATTATGAGCAAAATAATTATCATAATTTGATATAAATTCAAGAACATCTTTTTTAGTGTCAATGTAAAAATGTGTTTCTTCCTGATTTGGTTGTATGGTTTGTACAAAATCCATAGAACAACCACCTTCATCTATGGCGTTACAATAAATCTCCCGGATAGCTTGCCAAAATTCCCAATCTTTACCCATTTCAGTGGTAATAGATGTTTTTTGATTGTCAATAAATATTACATCAAAATCTATATCTCTAAATGTTTCTTTTTCAGTATGTATATTAATTTCTGTTTCACCTGAATAGATTTTTACTTGGTAATTATTCCTAAGCAAATAAGCTAACGCATATTTATTACCACTTCCAAACTGGCCAATTTTAGATGAATCATTGCGCTTAGTCGAAGCTCCGACTAAATGTAATGCCTGGGATTCAATTAAACCGTTATTTTTTATTTTAATATATTTCATTTTATTCAGTTTTTTGCCCTTCCATTGTTTCTAACCATTCCTGCTCTAATGTTTTTATTGATATAGTAGGCATTTCCCCTATTTTAGTCACACCATTGAATGATTTACTAATAGGTGAGGGATAATATGTAGAATTACTATTCAAGCAAAGTGAAAGCCTTTTTTGAGCATCTTTAAAATAAGTCAAAGCCTCATCTTTATCAAGATATTTGTAATCAAAGGAAGGAGTTTTACCCTCAGTCCAATCCTTAGTCCTTAAAATAGCTCCACATTCCGCTTGTATGTCGTAAGTATTATTCCAAAAAGTAAACTCACAAGCCACTTGTTCCATTTGATGATTAGATATTTGTGTCGATGTTTTAAGATTAATTACCGTATTTCTAAATTTATCTTTAGGAGTTTGACGGCAAGAACAAAATAAATCAACTGGAGTAGCTATTTTAAGTTCATCTGATTTTACAGGAGTTTCAATAGCATATATTTCATTTACCCTTTCGTAGATAAACTGCATTAAACTGGCAATATGTTTTTGATATTCATAAACCATTTTCTTGATAGTTTTTAAATCTGGTTCAATACCCTTAGATTTAAAAGCATTTATAAAATAGGCATAAGCCATATCTTTTTCTTCGTCCCAATTTATACATCCTTTTTCTTTTATTGTTACCAAGGACATGTGTAATAAAGTTCCAAAATCGGCAGTTGTATTAACATAGTCGTTTAAGTTTTTTTCTCCAAATGAATCTAGCATAGAGGTACGCCATTTATCTAAACGTTTAGAATCTGGATCACCTTTAAATGTTGCTGCGTTTAAAGCCCCGGTTAAGCCTGAATAATACATGAATGGTTCTTCTAGTATGTAGATGCGAAGTCCATTAAAATTAATTCGATACATCTTAAGGAATGTACCAATTTTTAATATGTTCTCAACTTTTTCAATATTGGTTATTGTTTGTTCCATTTTTTATTGTTTTTTTTAATAGGACAGGTAAATATCTACCCATCCTATTAAGTTGAATTATTTATATTTTACACTTTTTAAAATTAGTTTAAATTAATAATTATATTTATAAATAATTGATTATCAAAAAGGTAAGTCGTCCTCTACCGGCGGAATATTCATATCATCAATATCCATTTTTTTATTTGATGGTTCGGTGCTGCTAAATTTATCTTTAAAAAGCCTATCAAATTCAGCCCGAAGAAATTTTTTAACCCGGATAAAATATATCTTACATTCATCTTTATCTTTAAAGTCAATACTTTCACCGCTAGGAAAACTATGTAGTAATTTCCACTTACCATCAGGTTGTTTTACTTCGTAATGAGAAGTAATTTTATTACTATGTTGTTCAATGGATAAACCACATTTACGTTTATGGTCTTTGTCTTCAAAATCGTAAGCTGTAAATTTAACCCTATCAAGCAGGTTAATATTTGGTAGCTTTTTTAATAAATCATTACAATACTGGCTTGTTTCCGAAAAGCTTAATTGGTATACTTCTACATCTGAAATGACAACCTCGTAAGAGTTACCATAATCCTTATCTTCTTTATAGAAGATTTTTTCGATAGTACCTTCGATGAAATCATATTCTAATGCCCAAGATTCTGATCCACTTTGAGTAGTTCTCTTAACCGACCCAGGTGTATTTTCATCTACCTTTGTTTTATTGTCCAATGTTTTTTGGCGAATTTTGCCAAATCCAACTGTTAAAAATGTTTTCTGTGTTCCGTTGTTCGATCCAAGCATTTTATTTATTTTAAATTATTCAATTATGTTTAATTTTATTTACATTATCTAAGGTTAAACCTTCATTTTCGCAATCAATACAGATTCCATCTTTATTGATAAAAGAGTCCGGCACATAATACCCACAAATATGACATTTACTAAGGATTTCCCCTTTATATCTTTTGCTGGCATAATCTACTGGAGGAATAATATTTTCCATAATTAATCTTTTACTGTTTGAATAATTTTAGCGTATGGATCGTATTCTACTTGCTGAATATACTCGTAACTTTCACCTTTTTTTAAGGCAATATCTTTATGTTCACCAGTCCATTGTTCGATACCTTGTTCTACAAATACAGATTCTAGTAAATGTTTTATAACACAGTTTTTCCCAGCCTTAATAATAACCTTATCATTATCTTCAATTATTTCACATTCCCCAGTGATAATGTGAGAATGATTAGATACTTCGCCCCTAGTAATAATACGGGATTCTCTTTTTGTTAAATCTCTTGTTTTCATTTTTTTTATTTTATTTATGATTCATAAATTGGTTGATCAAATTCTTTTTTTAAATTCAAAAGTCCGACATCCCCATGTCTTATTTCTATCTTTTGATTTTGAAATGTCCACGACTTAGCTTTCCATACATTACTACATCCAGGTACACATAAGTAATACTCTCTGCCTGTTGAAGGATCAATCACATTCAGAAAGTAAATAAATTCGTCAATAAGTTTGTCTTTAGTTTTTGTTCGATGAAGTTTAATAGGATAACCAAAAGAATCAATATCTTCATCTATTATTTCAACATCAAGTAACTTAATTAAAGTTTCATTACCTAATATTTCTTTAAGACATCTTTTTTTTTCTGCATTTTTTTCAGATACAAAATCTTGTTTTGTAATATTATGTTTGTCTAATATCCATGTTTTAGGTACACATATACCATGCCAATAGAATAATTCATATCCATCTTTAAAATGAATAGATGGGCCATTATCACAATGTAATACATTGCGTTGATCTTTTTTAATTATATCAGGCATATTAGAAACTACGCACAGTCCATCTAATTGAATCATATTATATATGCCAGATAATAATAATTTTTTATATTTATTAAAATTTTCGTGCGTAAAAACACCTATTTGAGTAAAATAATCATAAAAAGAAATCCAGCCTAAATCAGATATATTGCCGAACGAAGAAAATGTATAATATTTTTTTTCGACCTGGTTAAAGACCTGATTACTGACCTGATCTATGATCTGACCTATAAATTGATTACTGACCTGATCTACGACCTGACTCTGGACAGGGTTACTGACCTGATCCCTGACCTGATCCCTGACCGGGTTAAATATCAGACTCTCGACATGGTCAAAGACCTGATCCTTGACCTGGACCTGATCCCTGACCGGGTTAAATATCTGACTCTCGACCTGATTCCTGACCTGAATCCTGACCTGATTAAAGACTCGGTTAATGACCGGACTCTCGACCTGATCCTGGACCTGATCCTGGACCTGGTTAACGACCTGATCATTGACCTGATTCTTGACCGGGTTAAATATCTGACTCTCGACCTGATTCCTGACCTGATTAAAGACTCGGTTAATGACCGGACTCTCGACCTGATCCTGGACCTGGTTAACGACCTGATTCCTGACCTGAATCCTGACCTGATTAAAGACTCGGTTAATGACCGGACTCTCGACCTGATCCTGGACCTGATCCTGGACCTGGTTAACGACCTGATCTTTAGTTAAAAATTGAAAAATATATTTACAAATAGTGATAGCATATTGAGATGCTAACGGACTATCTGTGTAAATAATTATAGGTTTTTTAAGTGTAGATAACCCATACAACCAATATATACTAGCACTAGCTAATTTTTTATTTGTAAAATTTTTACAACTAAAAAAATAATCTAACCAAAATTCCCTTACATCTATCATTTTAGATTCTTGTTCTAATGTCAATTTTTTTATTTTTTTCATATCATAAAATTATTTTTTCTTGATGAGTTTTTTCATTTTTTTTATATGTTTGATAGCATCTTTTTTAAATTTAAAAAGCTCAAACCTACCTACACTATTAGTAGTATACCTAGCAAACTTAGCTAATTCTATAGCCGTAAAAGCTTGTAATATAGCACAAAAATATGCAAACTTTTCTTTATTTACGATATACCTATTAATGCGACTATGCTTACCATCTTTAGTTTCGGATACATTTCCTACATAAATAAAAAATTCTTTATTCATTAAAGCTGTCATATATAGGTTAGATTTTCGTTTATCTTTAAAAATAGTACTAGTATGAGCATTTATTATAGGGGCTATATCCTTACGACTAAAAGAATTTGTTTTAAAATTCTTATCATTCAATAATAGCATTGTTGCTGATAGTATATTGAATTCGGTAAATGTTAGGTCAAAAAATGACCTAACATTTATTATTACAGTATTACTAACACTATTTACTTGGACAAATGTGACTGGATCAATCATTGTTTTCAAACATTTCTTCGTCAAAATCCTCGCAATCTATAGTTATAATACTTTTAAACATTACTAACTTAGCAATGTATGAAATAAAACTATCCTGTAAGATATGTTGAATGAATGGCATTTCCAGCGTAGCGCCATCTAAAGATATTTTCATAGTTTGTTTATGAATCGACATATTATATGGTAATGATAATATACTATACTTTATTTCATTACATTCTTTATTTTTATGATTTACATGGAGGGTTATTTCGTAAACTTCTTTATTGCAAATTAATTTTACGTTTAACCATCCGTATGAAGATTTTTCTATAGAAATAGAATAATCCCTATACTCATCACTATCCATACTATCTATGAATTTTTTCAAGATAGTAGAAAAGAAAATTTCTTTATCTTCTCTAATTAATAAATTTCTAACTAATGGCAGGAATGACTTTGCCACAGTTTCGTTAGCCATTATATCTATTTCTCTTGAAAGGGAATCATTTATTATAGAAATAATATCCGGCAAATCAATATTGGGTGTTATCCCCATATCGTTTAATTGCCCTCTTATTGCTTTACAATAAGGAGAATTATAACCTATATAAAATTCCTTAATCGTATCAATAGCTCCTTTTAGAGCATACTCATTGGTCTTATCTTGTAAGACTTGGCTATCTAAAACCGGTACTTTGTTTGTTTCCATTTTAATTGATTTTTTAAATATTCATAAAATTATTAAACACTTTACTAATATCATTTACTTTGAATCCTGCAGCTTTTCTGTGTCCACCGCCACCGTACAACTTTGCTAATATCGAACAATCAACATTATCTTTAGTAGTGTATAAAGATACATCCCAACTTCTCCCATTAAATTGAAAAGGAATCATAATATCATGATCATTTTCATTATAAATACTTTTAAATACGTTGGAATTAAATATTCCAGTATTAAGACATATTGCTTTAAATTTTTTAAACATAGTAAAAAATGCCTTTTTTTGACATTGGGTTTTGTTTAATTGATCTTGATATTTAATAATGTTTTTACCATCTCTAATAAAATGGTCAATACACACAAAACCTAATAATTCTATTGGAAATGAATCTAAATCGTGACATATAAGTCTAACGCCATATTGAAATGGCATTATAACATTATCCCAAAATACAATATCTTCATTTCTCCAAGAATCATATATGCCTAAAAGTTCAATGCTAAAAGGCATTTCTAACTGTGGAAATAAGTGATACCATATTAATTCACAAGCCGCAACTTTAGCATTCAAAACAATTTCTAAATTAGAAGGAATGAGGTCAGAAGTAAATTGGATATAGTCATTAATGGCTGAAACATGATGATCAATCCATATAACTGTCTTTACTTTTTGACAAAGCTCAACCATATTTGGCATTGAAAAAGAAATATCAGCCATTATTACATCTTCATCTTGGGTAAACATTTCTTTAAAAACAATATATGGCAATGGTTCGCCATAATCCCAACTGATCATTTTTGCACTTGGATATTTTTTTTTAATGATGGCTCCAGAACACCATCCGTCTAAATCTTTCGAGTGATAAATTCCAATCATTTTACTTAATTAAATCGTTAATATCTATTCCTTTTTCTCTCTCTTCGGGAGTTATTTCACACTGATCAACACAACCAGTTATACCATCAATACAACCACGTATACCACTAACACAACCAGTTATACCACTAACACAACCAGTTATATCATCAACACAACCACTTAGACCATCAACACAACCAATTATACCAGTAACACAATCGGTTATATTACTAACACAACCACTTAGACCATCAACACAACCAGTTATATTACTAACATGACCAGTTATATCATCAACACAACCACTTAGACCATCAACACAACCAATTATACCAGTAACACAACCGGTTATATTACTAACACAACCATATATATTACTAACCCAACCATGTATACCAGTAACACAACCACTTATACCACTAACACAACCACTTAGACCACTAACACAACCACTTAGACCAGTAATATAACCGGATATACCACTAACACAACCAGTTATACCATCAACATAACCAGTTATACCATTAACACAACCACTTATGTTAGTAACACAACCACGTATACCAGTAACATCTTCACTTATACCACTAGCATCACCAGTTATTTTTTCGTGAACACCTTCGTGTTTATTTCCTTCTGCATCAAAGTAATATACACTTGCACTGTTTTTACTTAATAATTTTTTCATAATAATAGGAATTAAATTGTTTATACTGCCAAAACCCCTTACCGGTTTATGGTAAGGGGTATGGTTCTATTTAA